TGTATGGTAACCTGAAGGCACAAGAAACTGTATCCTTCTGGTCTACATCATTCCTTCGTGGTACAACTCTTGATCGTGCTATTGTAATTGTTGATGAGTGCCAGAACCTGAACTTCCACGAACTTGATTCAATCATTACTCGTGTGGGTGAAGATACCAAGATCATTTTCTGTGGTGATGTTCAACAGTCTGACTTGGTTAAGGCAAATGAGAAGAATGGTGTTCTAGATTTCATGAGCATCCTTCGCATCATGGATGAGTTTGGCATGGTTGAGTTTGGTGTTGAGGACATTGTACGATCAGGTCTTATTCGTAGTTACTTGATCAGTAAAATTAGTCTCGGTTTCTAATGTTTAATCATGTAGAGGTTGACCTACCATCTAAACTTAAACGTGTTGAGATAGATGGTAAAAGGTATTATCAAATCCCTGGTCACGAAGATGTAAAATTAGTTTCAGTTACTACTGTCACTAGTTTTCAGAAAGCCAAATCCATTAAAGAATGGAGACAGAGAGTTGGTGAAGAAAAAGCAAATGCTATCACCAGAAAGGCAGCAAGTCGGGGAACTGATATGCATACACTGGTAGAACATTATCTAAAGAATGAAACTCTACCAGATGTTCAACCTTTATCTGAATTTCTGTTTAAATTTGCCAGACCATTTTTAGATAGGATAAATAATATACATGCACTAGAGTCACCACTGTACAGTTTAAAATTAGGAGTTGCTGGCACAGTAGATTGTATTGCTGAATATGATGGAGAACTTGCAGTCATTGACTTCAAGACTTCAAAAGAACCAAAACCAGAAGAATGGATCGAAGGTTACTTTGTACAAGCTGTTGCTTATGCTTGCATGTTGTACGAACTAACTGGTATAATGGTCAAGAAACTGGTTATCATCATGTCCTGTGAAAATGGAGAATGCGTTATCTATGAGAAGCGAAACAAATCAGAATACATTGGAAAACTTGCTCAGTATATACGAGAGTGGAAATCTGCTAATGAGTAAAAGCAAAGACGCCATTAATGAAGTATTGAATGACAAGTTCATGACCTCCTCCAAGTTTTCTATGGAGGTAGAGAACATTGTTAAGGCCAGTAATGGTCAACTCAACTACATTGAGGCTGTTCTTTCCTTTTGCGAAGAGAATGAAATTGAATTTGAATCTGTACCTAAACTTCTTTCTAAAACACTGAAAGAAAAACTTAAGTATGACGCTCAACGATTATCATTCATGAAGAGATCTTCTCGCGCTAAACTGCCTATTTGATATGGACGGGTTTGAAGTATACAAAACTTATCTCGCTCTAAAACTTCACTTCTCAAAAGACAACTACAACTTCTTCACCTTTAATGGTAAGTCTCGTGCTAGTGCAAAGTCTTTTGAGAATCGAAAAGACAAATACTTTTTTAAAAAACTGGGAACTAAATTTGACCAACAGGAACTTGTGCAATTTCTTGTAAGTCACTTCATTATAGATGGTAACTGTTGGATCGGTAACATCTCAGTAAATAAATCAAAGACATACGCTGACTGGAAGAACAAGATTCAGAGTATGTCTTTTCTATTTCAGAATGAAATGGATAGATTGTCGGACATAGAACCAGACTTTGATTCTCTATTCAAAGTTAAAGAAGGACAGCATCCTATCATTCTGAAAGAACATCTTGGTGGTAATGTAAGTCTGGAGTCTATGGTAATACTTCAGAAACTTATTAACTACATTCCATATCTCACTCAAAAGATTTCTGAACCTATTGTTTGGCCTGAGGTGAAGAAACGAGTAGTGAAATACGAACCATTCCTTTCTGTGGATAAGGATAAATACAGAAGAATACTGGTTAACACATGGAGTTCTTTGACAACGAAATAATTCGTTCTGAAGCTGCAGAACTAATGCAGATTTTTGAGGATATTCAATCACTTCTAGTGAGCTCTAAATTTCGTAGTCAAGAGGGCGGAGTCCAATATCTTAAACTGATGGAGAGACTTCTTGAATTACAAGAGATGATCTACTTCAGGGCAAAATATTCTGACGCAGAAGATGCTAAAGAGTTTGTTGATATGTTAACCAGGACTCTACCATTCGTCGCTAAAGAGGGTGAGACGGATGCTGGTCAAGTCTTCCGCCGTATGAAGGAAGAGATCTTACAGCTCAAAAAATTTGCTGAAGAGACTTGACACCACCCCCAAGACCTGGTAGTATAGCCAGGTGGTTGGGAAACCCCACAGGCCAAATACGTACACAATACGGAGAACACACATGTCTTTTGCTGCACTCAAGAAAAATTCCAACTCGTCCTTTGACAAACTCACTCAGGAACTGGAGAAGATCTCTAGTAGTGAGAAGTCTGGTGCTGATGATCGTCTCTGGAAACCTGAACTGGACAAGTCTGGAAATGGTTATGCAGTGATTCGTTTCCTACCTGCACCTGAAGGAGAAGATCTTCCCTGGGCCAAGATCTTCAGTCACGCATTCCAAGGTCCTGGTGGTTGGTATATCGAAAATAGTCTGACTACGATCAACAAGTCTGACCCTGTTGGTGAACTGAATCGTCAACTGTGGAACAGTGGTCATGATGCTGACAAAGAAGTTGCTCGTAAACAGAAACGCAAACTGTCTTACTACAGTAATATCTACGTTGTTCGTGATCCTCTGCATCCTGAAAATGAGGGTCGTGTTTTCCTCTTCAAGTATGGTAAAAAGATCTATGATAAGATTCTTGCTGCAATGCAACCTGAGTTTGAAGACGAAACTCCTATCAATCCTTTCGACTTCTGGAAGGGTGCTGACTTCAAACTGAAGATCAAGAAAGTTGCAGGTTACTGGAACTATGACTCCAGTGAGTTTGCATCTCAGTCAACTCTTGGTGGATTTGATGATGATCAACTGGAAGGAGTTTACAACAAACTTTATTCTCTGACTGCATTCACTGATGCATCCAACTTCAAAACCTATGAAGAACTGGAGAAGCGTCTGAACGCTGTGCTCAACGGTAAGAAACAACCTCGTGTTGATATGGAAACCGAAGAGGATGAAGAGTTCCAGGTTGAAGTTCCTCGTGCAACTACTTCATATGTACGAGAGGAACCTGTACAACCTCGTGTCTCTTCCGATGATGAAGATGATACTCTGAGTTTCTTTGCTAATCTCGCAGAGTTTGATTGATAAGATTGGGGTCTTCGGACCCCTTTTTTATACCTCTTCTGATTCTCTGTAACCTTGTTTTGTTATCTTATACTTCGTATCGTATTTTAATAGTTCCTCCAATTCAGCTTGCATGATAGGAAGAACAGATGGAGAAGGTAAGTAGATTTCTCTCTTCAGTTCGTTTAAATTATATTCATATTCTCTATTGGTTATCATAGTCAGAGCATCAGCTGCAGTTGCTCTCTTGATTACTATTGGATTGTAAGAATCAACATAATCGTAGAACCAGTTAGTCATGATATCACTTGCGGTATCAATTTTTACCGTTGCATTTCCACCATAAACTCTTACAATATCTCCAGCTTGATAATTGTTTCCATCATTGGCGATAGTTACATCTGTAATCTCTCCACTACTATTTGCAACTATGTCCAATGTTAATTCTCTACCACCGCCTGACAATGAAGTGGTTGATACACCACTATATGTTGTGTATCCAGTACCACCATCAATAATTGATACGTCTGATACAGATCCACCATCTGGATCCCTTACTTTTGGTACATAATTTGTTTGATTTTGTTCTGTGGTATCCATAAAGATTTCAATGATGTTGCCAGATTCCAGAACAATATCACCGTTTGAATCTTTTATTGTATTTGTTTCCCAGTGTCTGGGCTTGTTTGCTAAACTACCATACTTATTCTCAATAAACTTTTCTAGTTCATCATTTGACAGTGGCCATTGTTTATCGGTGTCGGTAATGTTATTCAACAACAAGATAGTCCAGTACCAATCAGAATTACCTAACTTATTATAAGCAATTGAGTCTGGTGTTTCTCCAGATAAAATAGTATAACTTCTGGAAGAAGCATATACTGCATTAAAACTATCTCTAATCCTAACTCTTCTGAAAAGATTTTTTGATAGTTTATATTTACCAGGTGTTACGAAATCTGGGTATAAAAAATTTGGTGTTGCGTCGAAAAACATATTAGTATCCTCTTTCTACGTCTTTGCCCGTAATGATTTCCATCTCACCGAATGTTAATGACAAGTTATATGCTACTGGGTATGGTTTATTATCTGTTAAGTGTGATGCCCAAACATTGTCTGGAGTGTATTGTACCTGAACATTTTTACAAACACAGGTTTTAATTTTTGGTAGAGAATTAATGTCTTCTCCTTGATGTTTCCATGAAAGGTTGAACACCTTAGGAACTTCTAACCATCTGTCTCCAGATCCTTCACTAACTCCATCATCTACAATATCAACATCTTCTAAAGTTGTAAACGTACCGCTTAAATTTGGGAGAACAGATTTTCTAAGAGTCTTTATAATTTGATGAATAGACTTTTGTTCCTTTTCATTCCTAGGAACTAGTTTCCATGAGAAACTAAATTCTCTCATTCCAATTCCACCAAAGACTTGTTCTAGATATGGGTTTGCAATTTTACCATTGATGTTTTGAGTAATTGCATTTGGATCTACACCAAGTTTGTCTTGAATTGCTTTTAATATGACAGACACCTTGCCGGCTTTTGCCGTGTCAGCAATAGCACCAGTAATTTCTCCAGAATCTCCTCCCATTGCTGCAGATGCAAGTTTAGGACCAAACTTTCCCAACACTCCAACTGCTTGATCAGACCACTGTGGTGCATCTGCATAACTTACATCTTCTGGAATTGGTAGAAGAATACTGTTTTCTTTTTTTAGTGTTGTTGAGGTAGTTGTTTCAAGAAGGTTTCCGACGCTGAGAGCAAAACCAAAATCTGATGCAGCAGATGATATAGGGGTTGGTGTAGATGTTGTTGATGTTGTTGTACTGGGAGAATTCCTTCTCGCGCTTGGTACAAAGTTAGCAATATCTATCTGCAAATAATCAAACGAATCTACCAGATTGGCGGGCCATACCAAATCAATGCCTTTAGATGAAGATCCAAGAAAATTCTTTGAGGCGAGCGCCATAAATACTTTTATGCAATTTCCTATAGCTATATATGAACACT